TGCTCTTCACGGTGGATCAACAGACGGTTAGTTAGTGTCTGCGCACCTGCTGCACGAATGTCTAGTGCTGCATCTTCGTTAGCAAGAGTTTGCTGATCGAAGTCCATACCTAGTCCGTAGACATCAGCATAGAATGATTCGTTTGATAGTGACATACCGATGCGGTTGACTTCTGTGCGTGGTGCAAGAGCCTTAACATCACCTGAACGGTTCATGTTGTCACGGTCATAGATGTAGTATTTGTCAGACTGTTTGTCTACGCCTACTGTTGGGAAAACCTTATCAGCGATAAAGTTAGCTTGATCTTGTACATATGCGATTGTGAGGTTAGTCAACGGCTGGTCGATATGTACCGAGTTTGGTGTTAGCAATGGCATTGTTCTATATCCTTCCTATTGCTGGTTACGCTGGTACTACGTTGCCGCCTTGGATCAACTCAATGGCAAATACTTGACCATCAACCGCTGCTTCCAAAGCATAACCTAGAACGACATCACCTGCTGCTGCTGTTAAAGCATCACCAGAAGCGTCTGTTTGAATTTGTGCGCCAGCAGCAATAGTGCCACCAGAAGTTACCATTACTTTACCAGAGATAGCAACTGTTGCAGCTTCACCTGCCGCAGGGTCATTCAAAAGAACGCCGATTGCGTTTTCACCAGCAGCGTCAGCTAGGTCGATCTGACCGTCTGACTCTAGTGTTACGAATTTAAATTGTGCCGACGATAGGTCTTCGCCAGCAATGAATGTCCGTGTGTCACGGGATTGCATTACAGCCATAATTATTCCCCTTTATAGCTTTTGTTGATTAGGGCTTTACCTTCGTCGGTTTTAGCTACAGCAGCATACGCTTTAGCATACTCACCCTTTTTCATCTTGTTCTCTTCCATATAGGTTTTGACAAGAGATTCCATTTTATCAGCAGCAGTTGCGAACTCGCCATCTGCGTCTGACTTTCCGACCTCTTCCATGCTTTCTGCGAATGTCGCATCAGCAGCTTTCAAGGCTTCCATTACAGCTTCTACTTCACCGAACTCTGCGACCAAAGACTTAGCTACGTCTTCTGCAAAGTGTGGTAGAGCATCTGTTGCACGTTTTGTTAGTTCAGCATCAGCTTTAGCTAGTTCAGCCTCTTCTAGTGCCTTCAAGATAACAGCAGGTACATCAGCTTTGTTGATTTGCTCACCTTCATACTCAATGTACTCTGGTTCAGCTTTCTTCTCAATCGAGTCTGCTTTAATTACAAAGCCGTTCTCAATAAGAGCTTTACGAAGGTCTTCGTTCTGAATTTTAAGAGTATCGTTCTCAGCTTTAACAATGTCAAGCTCGTCGATTTCTACTTCTTCAGATTTCTTCATTTCAGCTTCATAAGCCTTCATAGCTTCTTCTTCATTCATGCCTTTGTCCATGTATGGCTTTAGCTTTGCCTTTAGGTCATCTGACATTTTTTCTACTTCTTGTTCCATGTTGTCTCCATTGGAATCATCACGCTTGAACAAGGAGACCATTGCCTGTGCATTGGCAGGACGATCTACAAGAGACAGTTCATCCAGTTCAAGCTGTTTCAATAAATTAGGCACTATAGTCCTCCTTGATTGCACGACCCCCAATAGAGAAGGCCGCTAACTCACCAGATTTGACCTTGGCCCAAACGTCATCATTATAAACTTTAAATGCGACGATCCAACCTTCACGGTCACTCTGTATGCCAAGGGACTCACCAATCTCTTTAGTGACTGGCATGGAGTGGATAACCGCCCCAATCTGATCCCCTTTGTGCATTTCTTTACCTACACGAACATGCTCCATAAACTTGTTTACGGCACGTACTAACGTGTCAGGTTCTATTACATCGCCTTGGCGGTCAACTACTGCTTCACCTTTTTCGGTTACTACAGAGGCCCAACCATAGACCATGCGTTGTTCTTCGTCAGCCTTGAGGATTTGTCCCTCGACTGATTTTGTTAGTTCAGACACTGATGTGCCTCCTTCCCACATACGACAAGACCAATAACGAGCAGAGGTCTTATCTGTTGCAGTATCACACGAATGACGACTACGGAAATTAGCACGAGCCTTTGGGTTATCCCTACGGATTTCCATGTTAGGATCACCAAAGGTAACTCGTTTTACCTTGTCGCCATCTTGCACGAACACTTCAAACTTTTTGTTGCCACCTTGAATACGGCGAGGCTTGTTTAAAGTTACTTTTTCGCCTTGGTATTCAGCCTTAGCAAATTCTTCTTTCATAATCTCTTGTACAATGACCCTGAGAGCCTCTAAGCGATCCACTGAGTGGCCTTCTTCCTCTTCTGGGTACTCTGCCCCTGCAAGCTCTGCATTGCGTTCTGCTAGGTCTTCATAATAGTCCAAATACTCGTCGTGATTAATAGCTGGCATATAGACCGCCTGACCATTATACTCATGTACGTGAATTGTACCACCTAATCCCATATCCATAGAACGACTACGGGCTTCCATCTCTGTCGTAAAGACATCATTAGCATATTGTGCCTTTAGCATCTTCTTCTTGCTGGAAGACGGATGAGATGAGGGAAGAAGGTCTTTATCATGGTTAGCAGACTTAGAGCCACTAACAATCCGTAGGAAGCTATTAACACGAGCCATAGCCCATTGCTCAGGGGACTTAACATTAGGGCGTACAGAACTAGGGTTCGTCCGATAGGCTCCAACACCACGATCATATACTTGCTCCAACATCCGCATAGTTACTTTATGCTTGGACTTCTTGTTATGGGCTTCCATTTTATTCTTTAGGGCAGTCTTAGGCATTAACCAGTAACCTTTGCTAAGTAACCTTTAAATACACCAAATACGACAGTGTTGTTTGCATTTGCATCAGCAGTGATACGAACATCAGCATTCTTTGGTATGATAACAGCAGGGTCTAATTCTACGTTCCAAGGGCCACCTGAAGCTGCACTAATAGCTGCACGTTGAATAAAGACACCACCCGCCTCACGAACCTCTAGGAAGAAGTCTGCTGAAGCATCTTGTTTCTTACTGACTGAACCAAACCCACCAGTGAGAATGTAGTAGTCAGAGTTGCTGAAGGTTGTAGCCCCCTTAAACGAACCCTGAAGACCTTGAGGGATATCTAAGTGTACCTTAGTTGCATCTGATGGTACACCACCAACAACAGTTGTATTTTCATATACTGTAACACGACCAACAAGTTCTGTGCCGTTTGAGTTGTATGCATGTGATACACGAGCTACGGGAGTGTCTAAGGCTACAGGTGTTTGACCATTAAGCTGAACAGTCTGTATTAGAAAAGTAAACTTAGAGTTTACACCCGTTCCTTCAACCGTATGACACTCTATAGTGATCTCTTGTGTGTCTGCTGCTGAAGAGCTTGAGATATACTCAATCGTATTATCTGTAACGTAAGTCTCGTTACCGCCAACAGTCCATACAGTAGAAAGTGTGTCAGCAACAAGGTTAGCAGACTTACCAAACTTAATAAGAGACTTGGCTTTCTTGTCTACAGAAACTACATCACCGTACTGAGCCTGTATTTCACGTTCAGCTTGAACCAACCGTCCATCAGGGACTTCATAGGATCGTCTTTGCCAACCACCGAACATTTGCTCTATTTCCTGTATCTCTTGAACTATTATAGCATTCGGATCATCTGCACTGCCAACATCAGGGAATGGCGTAAGGATGTTTGATGCTGATAGGCTATGAGCCTGTGTTAGTGTAGTTTGACCTAAGTCTGGTGTACCTGTTACTAATGGGGTAACACCGAAGTTCTCTGCCTCTGTTGCATTGACGCTAGGAACGACAGGAATGCCTGTAACTAGGTCATTTGCTTGGAAGCTATGGTTCTGTACAAGACCTGCGCTTGAAACTACAACCTGACCAGAAACAATAGCTGTAAGTGTTAGGTTGTGTGTCTGTGTTACAGATGTAGTCTGAACTACAGGATCATTGGTCTGAACACTATCTGCACTTACGTTGTGATCTTGTGTTACAGCCGTTGTGTCTAAGTCTGGGGGACTTGTAACTATGGAGTCAGGTGTTAAATCCTGAGATTGTGTAATAGCTGTTGTAGCTAGAATAGATGACCCTGTATTTATATTCGCAGGGCTTACGTTATGATCTTGGGTAATACCTGTAGTTTGTAGGACAGGTAACCCAGTGTTTATATTAGCAGGGCTTGCGTTATGGTCTTGACTTATTGCTGTTGTATCAAGACTAGGAGAACCTGTCGTTATACCGTTTGTAGCAATGAAGTTATCATTGATAAGCGGTTCACTGGCTTCTGTGAGAAGTAAGTCAGTACTCTCTTGTAATATCCTGCTGGACATGGCCTAACCCTTATGCTGGGTCAGGGATACCGATAGTAAAAGACCCTAGAGAAAATGTATTACCAGAAGTAACAGATTGAGATGTTGTTAGGTCACCAGTTGCATATAGTGTATCTGTACCGTTAGTAATAGCATAGAATGCAGCAGTACCTGTACCTGTTACACTTGCATCTGATACAGCACCTACAGTTACCTCACGACCACCACCTGAACGATCTGCTGGAGAACCTGTCGTAATAGTAGAGTTACCTAGAGTGTAGGTAGTTGTAGCTTCTGCATAAGTAGTAGGTTCTGTAGAACAGATGTCAATACGTGTACCGTTTGTCGTTAGTGTTGATAGACCGCTGTCAAATACGGCATTAGCTAGGGTTGCCATCTTCTTCTTCCTGTGGTGTTGTGTTTACATCTGCATCGTATCTTAGTTCAGCAATATCCATCAAGTCTTGGATAACCTCTGGATGATCGCTTACGTTAATATCTGCACCATTCAAGTTTCTCAAGAAGGCTGCAATCTCACGTAGATCGTGTGGTGCAACGTCACCTGCTACAATAGTTGGCATCAGGTCATAGTTCAGACCGTTCAACTCCCATAGGCGTTCTACTAACTGTTTGTTAAGAACATCAACTATGGCTTGGATGTAACTCTCAAGCGCACGAAGGAACAGGTCTGTCTTAGACTTGGATAGTGCATAGGAACCAGTGTTACCACCACCAAGCATAAGAAACTCAGAAAGTACAGAACGAGCAATGTCATGCTGGTAACGACGAACAATAGGATCAATGTCTATGTTACGTTTACCATTAGATGCCATCAACTCTACATCTACGAGCCTATTGGAGGTAGGACTTCCGTTACTATCGGGGTATGTATCGGAGGGCAGGATAATATACCCTTGCTCGTTAAACTTGACATCTCTGAGTATCTGCTGCAAGTTTCCGACAAATTGAGCCTGTGCGGTAGTAGCATCAGGACTGAGGTACTCAGCAGGAATACGAGCCACAGGAATACCTGCAAGTTCACGTTCCACTGCGATAGCTTCAATGTTCTGTAGATTATTAAGGTACTCGTAAGAAGTATAGGCATTACGTAAAATAGAACGACCAGCAGGATCATTGTTGATAGCAGTAGTACGATAATATAGAGACTTACGAGTAGGAATATAACTTGTATTATTAAACCCTGATCCTTCTTGGTGAATACCTAAGACATCGCCAGTCTTTTGGTCTACATCAAATTTAGAGATTGTCCAAGGCGCACGAGAAGCAATCTTACGAACACCAATACGTCCATCAGTAAACTTAGAACGGCGGCGGTCAGAACGACTGGTTGGGCCACTACGTCTTTTATATACGACCTCAAACCAAGCAAACCCAAATGTTAGGGACGACAAAGCCTCTGATACGTGGTCATCTAAAGTGTGATCCATGTCTTCAAAGACACTCTTCACAAAGTCAGCCTCACGTTGCGCTTCTGCACTATCGTTAGCTGGCATAACCTTAATGTCTACATCACGTAGGACTTGTTCTGTCGCATACATAACAGCACCAATAGTACTGTCGTTATCCCGCATCTCACGATACTTACGGATAGCTCTCTTGCCACGAAGTTCTGGTAGAAACTCATCTGCACGGATTTGACCGTTATGTGTATTGTCACCTGCAATCCCTAGTATCTGGGTTGCTTCCGTTTCTGAAAGTTTCTTTGCCATCTTATTACATTAAACCCTTGGCACTGGAGTACGCTAATTTTAGTTGTGGTTTTGCGTATCCGTTAAGTGAGAGGTCGGTTAAAGCCCAAACTAAAGCATCAAGACGGTCTGGTGAGCCTATCGACCCTAAAGGTTCCCACTGTACCATCTGATCTTCTAAATCATTCAAACCTCGTACATGCTTTACTTTACTTTGTTCGTATAGTGCAGATACAGGTTCAGCCCGTGCCATCTTCCCTCTAGAAGCGTGGACGAGCTTTACAGGAACTGTTTCATCCTCTGTGTGTAGTGTATGGCGTACCATATCACCACCTTGGTTACGTTCAGCTACAATACGATCAGCCATGTGATCATGATATAACTGTATTGCTTTGGATGCCCACTGTTGAGGTGTATAACGACCAGTGTGGTCTTCTAACACATAGGCTGTCCCGTTTACGTCAATCCCTGCTACGACAATACCAGTCATGTCTGATTCTGCATTAGAAGTGATAGCAGGGTCAATAGATACGACAATACGACTAAGTTGTGGTACTTCGTCTTTCTCAATCTCGCATTTAGCTAAGAGAGTTCTGTTCCATAAAGCACCCGATGCTTCGTCAAGTATTTCGGCATATAGTTCTTGGCGACCAAGACGTGTACCTTCATAGGTTTTGCGGACTGCATCAAGGAAAGTGTCAGCAAGATTAGCAGCATTATCATACGTACTGCCTGTACTGACTGTCGTCTTATCATCGTCTAGGATTGTTCTTATTAGTTTTGTAGTCTTGGGAGTAGTAGTCACAAACACTTTCGGGTGTTTACCTAGACGTAGACCAAACATCATCATGTCCCAAGTGTCTTGTGCATTACGCCAAGCACAAAGCTCATCACACCATGCACTGTAAGCCTGTGGGCCACGTAGTCGTTCTGGGTCTTCAGCAGAGAAGAATACCGCCTTAGCACCATTCTCCCATGTTAAGCTATTGTTCGTGGGAGACCAAATAGGATAACCAATGTGTTTACCACGATAGGTCTCATCACCACTCCAACATACATTCAAAAGGCCAGAGTCACCTTCAACCATAACTCGTCTGACATCACCTTTGGTAGGGGCGACACAGTGTACAATTTTGTCACCGCTTCTAATCCGATGACGTACCCATTCAGCACCCGCTCTAGTCTTACCCCAACCACGTCCTGCCAAGGCGACCCATGTGTTCCATGTACCAGCAGGTTCCAGTTGCTCAGGTCTAGCCCAAAATCCCCAGTCATGTCTTAGCTCTTCTGCCTTCTTTGGGCCTAGCTCTTTTAAGATAGCAGCTACTTCCTCATCAGGAAGGTCTCTTAAGATGTTAGCTGTTATCTTCGCTTGGGGTTGCATCGGGCTTAGTCTTTCCTAAGAGGGTAATCAAGGAGTCAATAGCAGATTCATCAGTGTCAGGGTCTTCTGATAGCTCTTGCTCGTTTACTGTAGATGTAGGTGACCAACCACCTTTACTACGTAGGAATAGTTCTTGAGACTTAAAGTCACCTTCTAATGCCTGTTGTATAACGACAGACCCTACTTGTCCAACTATAGCAGCTTTAGTGTCAGCTATATCCTGTCCATATAACTTATAGAAGGTAGCCGTACTGCTAGGAGCATTCTGGTACTTCTGAATAGACGCAAGGATATCTTTAACAGACACACCATTACGTATGCCCTCTTTAACCTTCTTGGCTATAACTTCACTATATGGGATTGCTGGGATCATTTGTATCACGACAAGAATAAAAGTATATTTAGTAGTCCTCACCCATCGGCAAAACCATACTCTGCTTAACCAACTTGGAAAGTTACGTCTTGGTTGAGTGAGAACGACAAAACATACTTATGTATATAACTTAAGTAATCTAACTATTAAGTATATATAAACTAGATAGTATATTAAACTATAAGAAAGTATCTTATGTATATACTTAAGTATAGTGTCTTCACTTATATATATGTACTTTTTTTGTGGTTTTACAACCACAATTTTAAACTTTTTTATAAACTGTTGTTTTCTAACGAATCTTTTTTTGTCGTTTCATAGGTGATTCTTGAGAAGGTAGCCGATGTTGTCAATATTTGTTGCAACTTTGTGACTATTTGGTATATGTGACATTTGGTCACACCTGTACCTTTTTTCTTATGTTGTAGATGTAGGGGTATACACCACCACCCGAAAGGATAGGTGGATAATCCCAAGGGTCCCATTGGATTATACTTTGGTATAGCTTTGGTCATACTGTGGCAAAAATACAACAGTTATACATAAAAATAACTCTTGACAAACATTTTTGCTTGACACGGAGGGGGAATCGGCAGGACTAATGCGAATCATTCGCAAGTGTTGTGTTGTTAACGATAGGCCACAACAAATAAACAAATAACTAATAAAATGTTACAATGTAACAAAAAAGGGGCGACCACATAGGGCCGCCAGTTAGGGAGTCAACAGTGATAAAAGGTTTAGGACATAAGAAGCTCTTTAAGCTCTTGCACAGTCCATCCCGACATTCTAGACAATTGCGCCAATGTCAGATTCCAATTGGAGTCGTATTCTGCGATAACATCCGATTCATCCCAACGGCCTTTGACTCCGACTCCTGCAAGATATGGTGTTTCATGGATTGTCTTATATGTTTTCATGCTACTAGCTCCTTCGCCTTACGTTTACTTGTGCCATGGGCCACGATTGCCACGGACTTGCCCTTGACGGATGCACCGCCGCACAACTTACAACTTGCGCATTGTACTCTTGCCCCTGCTTCTTCACTAGCAGGACATAACACTTCTTTCCCTTTAACGATTGAGTCCAGTGATGCAATGACTCTAAATGTCCGTTCGCCTCTGTCCCATGCCGACTCCGCTTGTGCTAGGTTGTCAGCGCTTGTCATAATGGACTCTGGCATTGTGTTTTGTTGGTGGGTATATGCCGTAACATATTCTGCGCCACTAGTTAGGGATTCCCAAACGTAACTAGGAACCGCCATAGGGTCGCCATAGCTGCCCAAACGGACGCCACGCAATAGGCCAATAGCACGAATTGACTCATGCCCTTGTGCGGTCTCATATGCGCCCCTCTTATAGGCCTTATAAACACCATTAGGGGCAAACAATAGATTCACATAGCAGGTTCGATCTACGGCTTGTCCAGTGGCCTTGTTAGAGGGCTTGCCCTTGTGTGGACAATCGCCACAGATTGACGAGTCTGCGCCAGTACGGCTTGCAGTTATTGGGTCGATATCAGAACGTAGAATCCACGTTTGCACCATATCGCCAGTCTTACGATTCCCGCTTTTCACTTGTGCGATTGCCACAATGGGCATACCGTCAATTAGGCTAGGGCCTTGGTAGATAATGAAAGATTTATTGGTCATTATAGCGACTCCCAAAATAGAATAGTTAGAACACTGAATGCCGCAACAGTAGCGCATAGCATGGCGGCGATAGCCTCGGCACCATCAAAGACAAAAGGCGCAAAGCAAACGACAACTAGCGTAAAACACCAAATCAAAAACGCTGCGGTTTGGATTAAAAGATTTTTCATAACTGACTCCATTGTTTGTTGTTATAGGTAGACCCTAGCCGATTCGTTGGCTAGGGTCAAGCCCTTTATTTAAGTGATTCTAGTGCCTCATTCATTTCTTTATATAAGGGCCAATTAACCATAATAACCGAAAACGGATGTTTTTTGGCGTGGTTGAAAATGCGCATAGCGTTCTTTTCAGTTGGTGACTCAATCCATGCTTGAACTAATTTTTCCATTGTTTTGACTCCTTGTTTCTTTCGATAGTTAGACCCTAGCCGATTCGTTGGCTAGGGTCAAGCGTTATTTTACTCTATGAACCAACGGTCAATTTCAACATATTGGCCACAATCAAACCAGACCGTTTGGTAGTTTTTCTTTTTCACGATATTTTCAACCGTGAAATTGTATCCGTGGTCTCTAATCCAATCGACCCATGCCGACTCCGCTTTTTTCATTGTGGAATAGACTCCGATGATTCCATCGTTTGGGAAACGTACCGTGTAAGCATATGCCATTTTTGACTCCTTGGTTTGCTTGTTTCGATGGAATCAATATAGCCTGATTCGCCAGCCCTGTAAACCTATCCTGAAGTATATTTTATATACCCAAAAGTATATAAAACCTATCCTAATAAGATCATTGACGCAATTATTGGGGTCGAATCACTTTTAAGCTGGGGTAGGCTATCAAAACCGTTTCGGCTCTCTAAGGGCCGTTTTAGAGCCTCTCAGACCCTATTGACTCCAGACCTAGAATCGTGGTAGATTCGAATCAGCCTCGAAATTGGGAGACTCGCAGGGGGGAATCCGACTCATTAGTTTAATGATTAAACTATCTCACTTTATGCATACCAGTTATGCAAAAAACGCATACCTAGAAAGCTATGCAAAAAATGCATGGCAGCTATGACTTGACAAGCTGCGGATTCTGTGTGGCAGATTTATAAGGTGAAACGAATCAGTCGGAGTCGCCTAAAAAGTGTATTGCATAAAATGCATATCAGCCTTGCAAAAAACGCATATCGATTCGTCGCCCATGCGGTTATCTGATTCGCTGTCGTCCGTCAATCAGATTCACGAGTCAAGCAAATATTTGTTACGAATCGTTGTATTTCAGCAACACTATCCGAAATCCCTTGTCAACTATCCTTTTTTGCCATTGACAGCAAATTTGGATATACGAATCACTATCCGAATCGGTATATATCCGAAATATCTTGTCAACCTATACTTTCGTACTATTGACCTATACTTTGGTATAGCGAACCTATCCTTTCGTATTGATTCGGGCAAATTCGGATATACGACTGGAATTTCGGATAGTCACCCCCACCAGTGGAAATATGAGACCCCCACAGTGGAAATTAGGGTTGACCCCACCAGTGGAAATATGGTAGTGATTCGTTAAGACCCCTACAGTGGAAATATAGAAAGGAAAATAAAATGAAAGTTGGAGAAGCATATGTTGGTGAAGACGGACAATGGTCTTACTATACGGAGAAAGACATACTGACTGAACAACAAATGGATGATGTCGTCCACCAGTTGATGCACGATTGGTCTGACACTACACACAAACACCTAGTTCGTGAGCTATTCAAAGAACTACCAACACACAAGATTAGACATTACATGAAGGACGTAAAAGAATGGGCAAGGTAGAAGTTTATTGGAATTTACACAAGAATTGCTTCAGTGTTCGTGACTGTAAGACAGGACGAGTGATAGCCCATACGAGTGCAATAGACATCAAGGATGCAAAGTTTGTCGTCCGTCAGGCAGGTCGTCGTAAGGTCTTACAAGAGAAGAAAAAGAACGTCCATGCATTTGTACGTGGGTATCTTGCACCTATGGGGTTCCCCCTAGCGGAAATTGGGCAACATGGGTATGCAACTTACAATCCGTACAAGTATGATAGTTTTGTCGATACAGCTACAAAAGAATCACTTGACACTGTTAAGTTTGTCAGTTTATATACAAACAGAGACAGCAAAGGAGCTATACAATGGGTAAAGTAAACGCAATGTATCAAGACAAGGTAGAAGCAGAATATGAACGTGGGGCGATCAATGCTTATTATGGTCGTCGTCCTAACCCAAACCACTCAGACGTATATCTATTAGAAGCATACATGGAAGGCTACAATGAAAAACCGTATGGAGAAAAAGATCATGGATACGATGACTAATCACTATATCATATCTATCTTACACAAAGACCATTCCATTACACCCCTATGGGTTGGTCGTAGGTATGGTCGTGTAGCAGCAATGCTACGTGCAGAACACTTGCAAGAAACTTGCGAATTTGAACTAAAGGCACTTGACGGAGAAAGATTTATTCCGTACAGTCTTAATCAGGAACAGTAGAAAAGGAGAATCATCATGAGTATCATTATTCCAGACACAGAATACGCAGATGCAGAGATATGGGTTAAAACAATAGATAAGCCATTTTTTGAGGATGAAACTGGTCATCTATTAACTATTATTCCATTTCGTATGGGTGGTTGGCAGAGTGATGATAAGTTCAGAGAAAATGTTTTTAAAGTAGCAGATACCCTAGAGGAAACTTATCAACATTATCCAGATGCAATAGGTATTGAAATTAAGTTCAAAAACCCTTATGTTAACTGTTAGAAACAAACGAATCAGGAGAAAGAATATGTTCGAAGCAAAACGCACAGTACTAGAAACCCTAGCATCAATCGGTTATGACAAAGAGTTCACAGTGACCTTTGTTAAAAAGGACGGTACAGCACGTACAATGACAGCTAAGATGCCAGTGCCAGATAAACCTAAGTTTGGTGAACCTGCGGCTATCCCTGTATGGGACACAGTAAAAGATGCATGGCGTTCATTTGACCCTAGTCGTGTTACCTGCATCACAGTGTACAAATGATAGGTGTCGAATGCTTGGCGGTTGCGATCTTCTTTGAGGCTCGTGACCAACCACTCTCAGGGCAATTTGCCGTGGCAGAGGTGGTAATGAACCGTGTGGTCGATGACAGATGGCCTAATACAATATGTGGTGTCGTGTTCGATGATAAACAATTCTCGTTCACCCACGATGGAAAATCAGACCGCATAGATGCATACACAAATAACCTAGATGACTGGAGAGCCGCTGTAACAGCCCGTGAGATAGCCTATCAGGTTTTCATAGAGGGGTATACCGAAATGACCTCTACCCACTATCACGCACTCTCTGTGCGCCCCTCATGGGCAAAACACTATAAACAAGACGGAAGGATTGGCGATCATGTATTCTATACCGCCCCAAATGGAAAATGAGCTTATGAACTTAGGTCTACTCCCTCTGACGGAATTTGAGGAACTAGAGGAAGTGATAGACCCACGCAAAGAGTGTATGGCTAAAGATTATTACAGGAACCCCTACGATGAAAATAATGAAATATTGTTTTAGGGTTATGACTGCCTTATCTGTACTACTCAATGTATTGTTGGGCGGTAGTAATAACCAGACGTTCAGTGCTAGAAACTGGCAGTGGAAGAAGAACAACAAACCTAACCTAGTGTGGTTGATTGATTTGATCATAGGTAAAGACCACTGCGTAGAGTGTTGGGTGTATTGGAAAGTGAGAAAGGAATGGCAGTAAGAAGAGTAAACCCTATTGCAAAAGCACTGAGGCAACCTAAATATAAACCAAGGGTAGTACCCGACAAAAAGAAACCTGTCCCTGACAGAAAACGTAAGCATAAAGGAGATAATGATGCGTGTAGAAAAAGTTAAAGTTCTTGATCCAGAAACATCAGTGATACTGTGGGATGATGGATCAATGAGTGTAAGTAACATAAAACGTGGGTCAATCTACCTAAACCAAGAACAGGTGGATAAATTCGCAAAGATTTGTGAAGAGGTGTTAAAAGATGAAGTGGACACTAATCTTGCTTTACATGAGTAGCGGAAAACCTATGACACAGGTACTAGGGGAATATGATAATATGTATGACTGCTTCTATGCCTTTGAGGAACATGAGGCAGCAACCCCACCAGTAGGAATGCAGTTAGTCTGCGTAGAAGGAGATATAAATGATTGAAGTAACCTACATTGACCACATGGGGTCAGACCTATCCGTGGTAAATGCTGCTAGGGTGTCGTTTGGTAAGAAATCAGATTGGATACCTCGTGTGCATAACGGTGAAGCTAAACAGCTATCACAGAAAGACACTAAACTAATCAACTACTTAGCAAAACACAAGCATACTAGCCCATTTGGTCATGCCTTTGCAAGCTTCCACGTTAAGGCACCTTTGTTTGTCCATGCACAACTCGTGAAGCATAAATTCTTACGTGTAAATACCGTCAGCCGTAGATATATAGATAGTGAACCAGAGTTTTATGTACCTGATGCATGGCGTGAACGTAGTATCGATAAGAAACAGGGTAGTGGTGATATCATGTTAAATGTTGACCACTTAATACCTGAGTGGGATGAAATATATGGGGGTATTGTATA